AATCGGAGCTGATGCGGCGGATCGGGCATTTGTGCTACCGGATGATGACGGCGAGCGGGGCGAGCACGGCGGCGACGCTGTTCCGGATGGTGGAGACTTATAAAGGGACGGTGTTCATCGACGAGGCGGACCTGCACGACGGGGGGGACATGAGCAATATGATCATCAAGTTCATGAACCAGGGAGCGATGAAAAACAATCCGATCCAGCGATTGACGGAGGTGATCACGGAGAACGGGAAGCAATACGAGGTGGAGAACTACCAGACGTACTGCCCGAAGCTGATCGCCCAGCGGCGGGATTTCAAGGACGACGCGGTGGGGAGCCGGTGCATCACGATCAAACTGATGCCGAAAGAGCCGATCGAGCTCAAGCGGAAGGGGATCAAGCTGCAGATCAACCAGGAGTTCAGGGAGCGGGCGCTGGCGATCCGGAACCTGCTGCTGCGGTGGCGGCTGGAGAACTGGACAGCGGAGATCGAGCTGGAGGACGACTTGATGGACCTGGAGATCAGCAGCCGGTTGAACCAGGTGACGATGCCGCTGAAGGCGCTGGCCAGGGACGACCCGGAGCTGCAGGACGAGATCACGAAATTTTTGCGGGATTACAACCAGGACCAGACGCTGACCAGGTCGATGACGATCGCGGCCAGAGTAGTGGAGGCGATGTGGAAGATCATCAAATCGCCGAGCCTGAGGGAGAAGTACGTGATCAACCTCGCGGACGGGGCGGGGGATGCGATGCTGATCGGGGACGTGGCTTTCGTGGCGAACCAGATCATGGACGAGATGAACGCGGTGGAGGGGGAGGAGGAGACGGAGGAGACGAAGAAGAAGAAAAAGAAGGAATCTTTGAAAGCCAGGTACGTGGGGAGCATCGTGCGGAACGAGCTGCAACTGCAGGTGGGGGCCAGGCGGGGGAAGGGGTTCCCGGTGTTCTGGGACCAGGTGAAGATGGAGATCCTGGGGAAGCGATATGGGGTGGACTGGGAGGCGGAGGTGGTGGATTTGAATGAAAACAATGGGACGCGGATTGACGCGGATAAAAGCACGGATAAAACAAATTCTAATAGTGAAAAGCTGGCCGAGCAAGGGAAGATACCGTTTTAGGTTGTAGGAGATTAGACATGATATTTGAAATTCTTTTTGAATCTATGAAGAAAGGTGAACTATTGTTGATTGAAGGAGGTTTTTGTCATTGGCATTTACGGTGTGATGGCCAGCTCACCATTCGCGAGATTATTGCTACTCGACATGGAGCAGGCATTGAAATGCTGAACATTCTAAAAACTACTAAAGGAGCGGTAAGTATATTCGCCAAATGTCCGGCTGATCTCCCATCGAATGGGTGGTATGCACAATTGGGATTTATATTCGAGGGCGAGGAACTAACCAATAGCGGAAGGAATCTAAAACTATGGCGATTGCCTTTGGCTTAGGCTTACTATGGATGTTTTTGGTGAGCGTCCAAACTAAGTTGCTCGTGAAATCTAAAAACGGGGTGTTGCTATTTGTGTGGGTATTAGGAACCAGTTTAGTGTGGGGCTATCTCGTCCGGGTGGTTGCGCTGAATGAGCGGGCTATTATTCCTTACGCGTTGGGTACTGCGTTGGGAGCGGTATTGGCCTGGAGATTAGGGAAACGATGGAATTAATTTATTGCGGTGGCGGGAATAGAAGATTCTACGAGATTGCTACTACTTATGGCTTTCGATATGGATCTAATTTACCAGAGACAATTTACGGACCTATTTATTTTGCTGATCAGAATTGGAAAAACCCGAATCGTGAGGCATATATGAATGCCCTGTCTTTGCATCGTCCATTTATGGCAACCGTGCTTGATTGGGAATACGAAGAGCAATTGCCTGAAGTTTTGAGTTGGGCCGAAGAAGCTGCACAATATGTCGAAGAGATTTTGATTATTCCAAAGGTGCACGGTGGAATAAAGCAATTGCCACGTTTCATTGGCAATCGCCCAATACGATTGGCCTATAGTGTTCCGACAAAATTCGGAGGCTCAGATTTATTCCTGTCGGAGTTTATAGGCTGGCCTGTCCATCTTCTTGGCGGATCGCCACGCAAGCAAAAAGAAATATCTAATTATTTGGATGTTCATAGCGTAGATGGGAACATGGCAATGAAAATGGCGACAAGCAGATGTACTTTCTTTGATCCCACACAAAAGACGGGCAAGGGTTATTGGTCAAGTATATTGGCGTTTGATGGCAAGAGATGGGAAAATGACGCGCCTTATGAAGCATTCAGGAGATCATGTTTGAATATCATGCAATTTTGGAAAGAATAATCTAAGAGAAAAATCAGAAAAATGAAAATGGCTCAATCAGGTGTACGTATGTACATAGGTGTACGTTTAAACGGGTTTTTGGGGGGTATGAATTTGTTTTCGGGGTTTTTCGGAGGACCTCCGAGAGGGGCCGAAAATAAATTTATGAGGGCGATTCTGGGGCTGCAATGTACACCTACGTACATACATACATTAAAGGGATTGGGAATCAGGGATTTGGGATCAGGGAAGCAGGAAAAAAGGAGGTTTTGAGGTGTATGTTTGTATGTTTTGTACATTATATAAGCGACAGACGGATTTTTTTGTCCTGGGGGTTTTTGGGGAGGAGCGGAGGGGGAAAAGTGGAAACGTTTCCAGGTGTACATTGGGGGGGTGGAAAAAAGGCAATGTACATTGACATACACCTATAGGAGAAGGGATTGGGGATCGGTGATCAGGGATCAGGGCTGATTGGATGAGAAATACGGAGGTCGAGAGAGGGTGTCTGGTGCCGCTGGCGCAGTGCGCGGTGACGGGGGTATTGGTGGGGCTGGCGACGCTGGCGGTGGGTCTGTACCGGGATTGGGAGGGGCCGGGGTACGTTGCGCTGGGGGCGGGGGCGGTAGGAGCGGCGTGGTGGTGGCTGACGAGCATCCACTTCTGGAGGCGGTCGGTATACATGGACCTGGCAGCGCTGTTCAGGCCGAGGGAGCAGGCGGAGGCGCAGCCGTTCCGGATCGAGGTGGACCACGGCGGAGGGAAAATGCAGTTTGCGGATCTGCCGGCGACGAGGGACCAGCTGGGGAAGCTGGGGAGGGGTTTGACGACGGGGGCGTCGTTCAGCGAGGCAAGCTGGACGGGGAAGGGAAGGCCGTTCACGAGGGGGCAGTTCCGGGCGCTGCGAGACGTGTTCGTGCGGAGAGGGTGGGCGGAATGGGTGAGGCAGGAGGCGCCGTCGCAGGGGGTGCAGCTCACGGCGACGGGGAAGGCGGTGGCGAGGCATCTGGCCAGGCTGGAGCCGGAACCCCCCTACCCCGGCGGGAGGAGGATGGGGGGATGAGACGAGGCTGTGCGGACGCGTGCGTGCGCGGGCGCGAGGAAGAGCTTTGGACACGGATGGTCGATAGGAAATCGAAAAAATTTGGACACAGATGAACACAGATTTCATAGATAAAAACGGATTGAGCAATTTTTTCGAGAACCCCAAAATTATGGGTTGTTACGGCCTGTAACACGATTTGGAGCGATTTTGAAGACATTCATGGAAGTATGTACAGAGGTGAAAAAAGCCTATAAAAAGCTGGGAAATTGGAGGGCTGTGGGGAGGGAATTCGGCGTCTCCGGAGGGATGGCATATAGGATCGCGGTGGATGGGTATGAGCCGAAGGAGGCGCGGATCCGGGTGAGATTGGGGCTGGCGGCGATGGTCCCGGCGCCGGCGTGCAGGGTGTGCGGGGAGGTGCACGTGAGCAGGAGGTGCGTGAAGTTGACCACAGTGACACGGAGAGCACGGAGTTTATTCGATCTGCCGGTAAAAGAGCTGAGGAGAATGCTAGAGGAGAGGGAGGAGCTGTGATGGATCTGGAGAGGTTGAAGAGGCTGAGCAGGGCGGCGTCGCAGGTGCCGTGGAAAGTGGAGAGGAAGCGATGGCCGGTCGCCTGGCCGTGGGGACAGGAATTCGTGGTGAGAGGGACAGATGCGGACCTGTGTGTGGAGATGAGGAACTGCATCGACGAGCTCGTGGAGAGGGTGGAGAGAGCGGAACGGGGGAGGGATAAATTCGAGGAGGGGATCGAAACTGCGATAGTGATGCTGCGGAGGGGGACCTCGTCGAATGCGCTGTGGCATAAGCTGGTGGGTTTTCTGGAGGAGGGGAGGGCGTTTGAGAAGGTGGACGATGGACGATGAAGCGATCGTGGAGGAGGGGGTGAGCCGGTATGGGCTGCACAGGGTCCACGTGGTGAGGATGGGGGGGGAGGTGGATGCGGAGCGGTGGATCCGGGAGAAGACGGAGGAGGGGGGGAGGGTGGAGACGTTCTTCCGGTACGAGGAGGAGGAGACGGGGGTGCATCATTTGAGGTTGTGGTGGCGGGAGCCCCTCACCCCGACCCTCTCCCTAAAGGGAGAGGGAGAGGGGGAGGAAGAAAAGGAGGCGGACGATGGATGAGGCGAAAGTATGGAAGTGTCCGAGCGGGCGGCACGTGCTGGGGGTGGTGCTGCGGAATGGGAGCGGGGTGCGGCAGCTGTTGTTGTACAGGCATGCGGTGAGGGGGACGATCGACGATGGACCATCGACGGAGGTGGATGTGATGGCGGTGGTGGAGGGGTACGTGGCGGATGTGCGCTGCGATCTGTGCGGGCGGGTGCGGACGTGGGTGCCGGGGAAGGAGGCGCTACGGAGGCTGATCGAGAGGGTGAAGGAGCAAAGGGAAACCATCCACGAATGAAAAAATATCCACGAATACACGAATGGAGGATGAGAGATGAATAGAGAGGAATATATCGCTTTGCAGGTGCAGCTCGCGGCGCTGGGAAGTATAGTGAAAGATATGCCGCTGGGGGATTTCATCCAGGCGATTGACCAAGCAGATACATTTGGGCCGGTTCTGGATCCAACATTGTGGCGAAAAAGCCATCGGAATATGAATCGATGGAGAAACCTGGCGGAGGCTTTGCTACCATTTAAAAGGGCAGTGTTGGAATCGAGCGAATGAATGGAAGTCAGGGTCAATCTGGTTAGGGAGGCGGTGGAGGAATTATGGGGAAAGATCGGAGATATGCAGGCCGGAATGGTCAAGCTCAGCGCGCAGGAGTGGGAGCTGGTGCTGGAGCGGGTGCGGGAGCGAATGGCGGTCAGGCGGGAGCGGGGGCAGGGGCCGCCCAGCTCAGTCGAGGAGAGGTGACGATGCTGGCGGGGCTGGTGCAGTGGCGGGTGAATATGCTGGCAGGACAGGCGATTTATGATGGGCGGGTGCGGGCGCAGCGGGAGGCATGGGTGAGGGTGATGGAAAAGCTAAACCTTTGGACGCGGATGGCCGATAGGAAGTCGGACACGGATTCACACGGATAAAACTTTCGGAGGGAAAAACGGAGTATCCATATTATTGGCGGGTGAGGACGAGGCTGAGGGAGAGGTACGGGCAGGCATGCCGGGTGCTGGCCAGGGGGAGGCTGAACACGTGCGTGGTGGAGTTCGAGGACGGGTATCGGGCGGCGACGAGCAGGAATTATGTCAGGAGGCGGAAGATGGAGAAAAATATCGCGTATTTGAGGGAATGTTTTCTAACAGGATGGAGTGAAATTTCGTCCCAGATTCACCAGAACGCAATCAACAAAGGATTTTGGGACATGGGGGTGATAAATCGAAACCAGGCGGAAATGATCGCGTTGATGCATTCGGAACTGAGCGAGGCTTTGGAAGCAATTCGGCATGGAAATCCTGAAAGCGATCACATTTCAAATTTCAGCGGTTTGGAGGAGGAATTAGCGGATTTGGTTATCCGTATCATGGATATGGGGGAAGCCTATAAATTGAGATTGGCTGAAGCTATTTTGGTGAAGATGCAATTCAATTCGGGAAGGGAATATAAGCATGGAAAAAACTTTTAATCCGAAGGGGCTATATGGGAAGTATAGGATAGAAAAGACGGATGGGACGCCGACGGACCCGGGGGCGGTGTATTTCACGCTGAGGCTGGATACGGACCGGCACGCCAGGGCGGCGATCCGGGCGTACATGGAGAGCTGCAGGGGGGAGGCGCCGGAGCTGGCGAGGGATCTGGAGAGGGTGTTGAGGGAGATTAATATTAATATTGAGGGGGAGGGGGATTGACAATGAGGCGGATATATGTTAAAAATTAGGCAAGGCTAAATGCGGCGGGGACGCGGCAGGGTAAACCCCAGCCCCCCCCTGGGTCCCCCGCCCTGAAGGCGACCCCGCTGCATGAGGCTGAAAGAACGTTGGAACGTTGGAACGTTGGAACGTTGGAACGTTGGAACGTTGGAACGGCGGCAAAGTACGCCGCTTAGGAAAGTTGAGCAGGCCCGGTAAAGTTCGGGCCGAAGGTCGGAGTTGAGCGCCCGGCGTCGATGTGACGCCGGGTTTTTTGTTTAAACGACGATTGACTATGGACCATTGACAATATGAGGAGGATGAGATGACACCGTTATTGGAAGCTCTGGCAGTGAAGACGGGGTGGCTTTTAGTGGTGATCGCATTGGACCTGGTGCTGGGGGTGATCGTCGCTTTAAAGCAAAGGACGTTCGAATGGCAGAAGCTGGCGGACATCCTGGGGGATTACGGGCCGAAGGTGATGGGGTGGCTGGCGCTGGAGGCGATCGACCTGATCCCGGCGGAATATAAGCTGTTTGGCGGGATCGGGAGCGTGCTGGGGACCGGCGCTTATGCGCTGCTGTTTGCAAGCGCGCTGGGTTCGATCCTGGGGCACGTCCAGGCGATCGGGATACTACCGGGTGCAAAGTCAGCTATGAAACGGCTCGGACTGCCGGCGACGACGACTGAAGATCCCTGCCCGTAAACCATCATGCAACCCGACCCGTTAGCAATGCTGCTGCATGATTATGGATGGTCCGCTGTCTTACTTTGGTTTGCCGTGCGCGAGGTCTGGCCGTGGCTGAGAGATCGACTACTGCCGCAATATATCAGCGCACGCAAACAAAAAGTTGAAGATGACGCGATTTATCGTAAGCGTGTCGAGACGCTGGAGTCCAGGCAAGTAGCCGCGTTCGAGAAGGTGGCCGCGGCCGTTGAGGATCTCTCAAAGGCTATGGTCTTGAGTAACGAGCGCATGGGCAATCTCGTCACCAATCACGGTGACCATGACATGGCAACGCGCACAGGACTTACTACTCTACTGGCGCGCAGCGATCCCAACCCGACCAAACCGAGAAGGATGCAAAAGTTATGAAAAACAAACCCCGCTTGCGGTTATTGGTAATCCTGATCCTTATCGTTCTGTGCCTGGTTGTGGTCCTGAAATACTGGCGACCGCAACCGCCAATACCGACCAAAACGCCAATACCAACTGCAACCGCGACTGCGACCGAGGTTGCTCCAACCCACACCCCGACGGAGATCGAGCCAACCAAAACGTCTATGCCGCCAACCGAAACTGAGGAGCCAACCCCAACTGACGCGCCGACCAAGGAACCCACATTGACGTTTACACCTACCCCATTTCCGCCGGCTGTCAACCGGACTTGCTGGCATCCGTGGTGGCAGATATGGATGAGGCCGCCGAACTGCGCGGGATGGATCGATCCCAATTCACACCCGCCCAAAGACCCGCGGAGGTCGCCTTGACTGTGAGTTACGGGCGCGGCGCCTGCGCCGTGGTCCCGTTTCTTCTTCTCCTCATGACGGCGCTCGCGTGACATTGTAGCCGGTGCATACGCGAGCGCCTGGGGAGGGCCGAAAAGAGTTTGGTTTGGAGGTTAATAGCATGTTAATCACAATTCTTATCCTGGTTATAGTTTTTTGCTTGCTGTGGTACGCGATCAGCATCATTCCGTTCCCGCCCCCGCTGGCCAACATCAAGTGGGTTTTGTACATCATCCTGATCGTCGTCGCGGTCATCGTTTTGCTCCAGTATGTCCCTGGGCTGAAACTTCCTTGATCAGCGGGCACGATATTTCTCACTGGCAGGGACGCCTGTCTCAAGCGAATATTGATAAGTTCAAGGCCGCCGGAGACAAGTTCTTCCAGGTCAAGTTCTCGCAGGGGACTGGCTATCGCGATCCGGACGCGCGGGCGAACACCGAGCTGCTGCAATCCGCCGGTTTCAAGGTTGGCCCGTATCATTTCGTCACGACCGATAACGCCATCGCTCAATACAACTGGTTCGCGGAGTGCGTCCAGGGGATCCAGTTCGATCTTCCCCCCTGGATGGACGTGGAATATTACAACTCCGCATCCAGGCTCCAGTCCGGGCAAGGCGAGGCCGAGGTCGAAATCCTTACCGAGCTTCGGCAGGCCAGGCCAGCGTTTACGAGCCGCCTGCGGGCGGTGTTCGGCGCTACGATCCCCAGCGAATCAGTCGTCGACAGCCTGGGAATGAGGATGACCACCTGGATGCTGGGACAGAGTAAGCTCGGATGGGCACCCTTCCCAGCGATCTACACGAACGTGGGGAGCGGCAACGCGGTGTTCCGGTCGGCGTCCATGAAGCGGTATCTGCTGGTGGTAGCCAACTGGGGCGTGGCCACCCCGATCCTGCCCACTATCTGGAAAGGGCAGAAGTGGTACATCTGGCAGGACAAGGTGGAGGACGGCGCGCCCTATGGGATCGCCGGGCAAATCGATCATGACATGTGGGGCGAGCTGCTGCCGTTCCCCGGCGATACTCCGCCGCCGCCAGCGGATGAATACCAGTACCAGGGGCACATCGCCGAGAGCGACCGGACGATCAAAGGAGTGCTGAAATGACGCCAAAGAATATCCCCGAGAACATCCCCAACGAGTTCGAACGCGGCGATGCCGAATACGAAATTGCACCGGAACGCTTCGGCTGGATCCCGACCCCGCCGGATGAGCTTGCGGCGATGCAGGCGGCTGCCCCTTTCGAAGTGCTGGAGCTGGCAATCCCCCTAACGCTGGAGGATCCGCTGCCTTACCCAAAGCGAGTGGACGGGCAAGACGTCATCGGGGCATACGATCAGATCGGCGGCACGTGTGTCGGCGCGTCCGGCGCGCAGGCGACCACAGGCAGGCATGAGCTGCGCAGTCCAGGCGCCGGGAAGAAGTTCGATTACATCGCTCTTTACTGCGAATGCCGCAGGCTGATGGGCGACAGCAAGTGCAACAAGAACCAGGGCGCGACGATGCCCTCGGTCGCGAAGGCGCTCCGGGATTGGGGCGGCCGGCAGATCGTCGGCGGTGTGAGCCAGCCAGCCAACAAAGACAACGGAATCGCATCATTCAGTTTCGGATATAACACCGAAAGCATCAGGACAGCGATTGGCAATGGGATCTACGTCCAGATCGGTATTGCGATCTACCAGGCGTTCATGTCGCCAAAGCTGATCAGGGACCCGGTGACGGGTAAAGATGAGTGGTGGGTTTACTGGCAGACGGGATCGTGGGGATCATTCCTGGGCGGGCATGCGATGGTGACGTTTTACTGGTCCGACCGGCGGGACGCGTTCTGGCTGCCCAACACCTGGGGTTACTCATGGTGTCAGGGTAAGGGCGCATGGATGAGCCGGGCGGCTTTCACGCGGTTGCTGGGAGCGGCGATGCCGGCAGAGGTGCTGATCTGCGTTGACCGGCACGCAGCACCACCTGGTCCAGTGGGGAAGCTGGAGCTGGCCGAGCCGTTCGCAATCTCACCGGCTGCACCCAAGGTTGGCGACCAGATCAGCGTCCACCTGAAGGTGAAGAATACGGGGGAGGGACGGTTGACTGGGATCTCGCTGGCGATTGAGGACATGGTTGACGGCGCGGGTGGGGACGGCTTCGGCTTCACGCCGGTCTTCGACCTGGAGCCGGGCGCGGTCTACGATCACAACCCGCTGCGCCCTGACCTTTTGACCGCGGGTCACTGGCGATTCCGGGGCGACTACAGGAGTCCTGACGGGGTGTATCACGTGCTGGGAGTAGTTGAGGTGGACGTGAGCGGGGACGAGCCGCCTCCGCCCCCACCGGCCGAGATCATGACGATCAGGGAGCAAATCACAATCGAGGGGAAGACGTACAGCACGGATGCGGACCAGCCGGATGGTGTGATCTACCGGAGGGTCAATTGATGTACATGGTGTCGTTCCGGTACCTGGGGACGGCGATCTGGCATGCGGCATGCGACGAAAGCTCGCTATTTGCGCTGAGCAAGGTGCTGCAGGAGCATGAGCACGTGCAGGAATTCCAGGTGACAACGGGGGATCACATCTGGGAAGCGGATGATTTTGGGTGGATCGGGTTCGGTAAATGGGTGAAGAGGCTATCGACGGATGGCGATCATAAAGTGGGATGAGCTGCAGCTGAAGTTCGAGCTGCCCGAATTGGACGAGGCAGAGGAGGACGCGCGGGAACGGGCGATCTCGGCGGAGGAGGCGCGGCTGATCAGCGAAAGCGCACGTTTAACGTTCGAAGGTTCGAAAGTTGGAACGTTGGAGGATAGGGAAGAGGGCGCAAGCAGCGCACCCCTACGGGGGAAGCCGGAGTGGATGAAGGATTACGAACTGCTGCGGGGGCAGGGGTGGCCGTGGCGGGTGGCGGGGTATATCGCGTGGGCGAGCTCGCCGAAGATCGGGCGGTGGCCAGCGATGCTGGGGGAGCTGGCGACACAGGTTTTGGGGTTGAAGAGCCCGCGGGTTATTTATACATGGCGGCAGAAGTATGCGAGCATCGAGACGGTGGTGAGCATGATGCAGGCGCGGCCGCTGTGGGAGCACCGGGCGGACGTGTACGAGGCGCTGGTCCGGATGGCGACGACGGCGAATTATAAGAGCCACAACGACCGGAAGCTGTTTTTGGAGATGATCGGGGATTACGTGCCGAGGAGCATCCAGGCGCCGGGAAAGGGTGGGGCAGATGGTGAGATTCAGGCGCTGAGCGACGAGGAGCTGAGGCGATGGATGGGGGAGAAGATTCGACACGAAGAACCAGCGAAGACGGTGGACGATGGACGACCGGCAGATGATGCCGGTTTGACCATAGACGATGAAACGGGGACGGAGGGGGAAGATGGCAGCGGCTAGCAGCCCGGTGATGGTGAGGGAGGAGGAGGCGCGGGCGGAGCTGGCTAGGCGGGAGCTGGCGCGGCGGCACCTGGTGGATTTCGAGTGCTACGTGGCGCCGTATTACCGACCGGCCAGGCATCACAAACTGGTGGGGGAGTATTTGGAGCAGGTGGAGTTATTTATCAAGACGAAAGGACGCGAGGGGATCGGGCGGCTGTTGATCCTGGAGCCGCCACGGCACGGGAAGAGCGAGCAGATGTCGAGGCACTTCCCGGCGTGGGTGCTGGGGAAGCAGCCGGATACGCGGGTGATCTTAACCAGTTACGGGGCGGACCTGGCGACGAAGTTCAGCCGGACGGCGCGGGATATCGTACTCTCGACGGCATACCGGGCGGTGTTTGGGGAGCTGGCAATTGGACGATCGACGATAGACGATGGACAATCAGCCCCGGTGGAGCTGGCGGAGGACAGCCGGAGCGTGAAGGCGTGGGACCTGGCGGCGCCGCACCGGGGGGGGATGATGGCGGCGGGGGTAGGCGGGGCGATCGCCGGGATGGGAGCGAATCTGTTCTTAGTGGACGATCCGTTCAAGAACCGGGAGGAGGCGGAGAGCGAGCTGAGGCGGGAGGCAGTGTGGGAGTGGTGGACTTCGACGGCGTACACACGGCTGGAGGACGGGGCGGCGGTGGCAATATCTCTGACCAGATGGCATGGGGACGATCTGGCGGGGAGGCTGCTTAAAGCGATGGCGACGGACCCGCACGCGGACCAGTGGACGGTGCTGTGCCTGCCGGCGGTGGGAGAGAACGTTGGAAAGTTAGAACGTTGGAACGTTGAAACGTTGGGAAATAAAAATGTTGGAATGTTAGAACGTTTAAACGTTGGAACGTTGGAACATTCAAACGTTAAAACGTTCGACGAGCTGCAGAGGGAGAAGATGCTGGAGGGGGTGTGGGTGGACGAGGCGGACCCGCTGGGGAGGAAGGCGGGGGAGGCGCTGTGGCCGGAGAAATACAACGAGGAGGACCTGGAGCGGATCAAGGTGAATGTAGGGGAATACGACTGGGAGGCGCTGTACCAGCAAAGCCCGTATTCACGGCGAGGAAATTTCTTCCGGAGGGAATGGTTCACGATCGTGGAGGCGGCGCCGAAGCTGGAGGAAATCGTCGCCAGGATGTGGTTCTGGGACAAGGCGGGGAGCCAGAAGGTGGGACCGCGGACGAACTTCGCATGCGGGGGCGTGATGAGCGTGACGAAGGATAAGCTGGTCTTCGTGGAGAACGTGGTGCGGAGACAGTGCACGCCGGGGGAGCGGGACGAGCTGATGGTGAATTCGATGCAAGCGGACAAGACGACAGGACGGCCGATCCATTGCATCTGGCACCAGCAGGACCCGGGGAGCGCGGGGCTGGACAGCGCCCAGATGACGAATAAATTATTGGTGAGCAAGGGTTTTGGAATCATCCGGTTCGAGACGGTGACGGGGGACAAGGAAGTGCGGGCGGGACCGTGGAGCTCGGCGCTGCAGGGCGGGCAGGTGCGGCTGGTGCGAGGGGCATGGAATAATCCGTTTATCGAGGAGCACGCGGCGTTCCCGAAGGGGACTTTCGACGACCAGGAGGATATGGCATCCTGGGGATATGGGAAGCTGGCGAACCCGGTGGGGGGGAGGGTGTGGTGAGGAAGGTTGGAAGGTGCGGCGAAGGACACGCCGTTAAACGTTGGAATGTTGGAATGTTGGAATGTTGGAACGTTGAAAAGTTGGAACGTTAGAACGTTGGAAAGTTGAAAAGTTGGAACGTTAGATCGGAAGTCATTATGGACGAGCAAAGGTAAGGAATGGCGAGCTTAGGGCAGCGATTCAGGGCAGCGGTTAGCGTGTTCCGGCATGGGTACCCTCACCCCTACCCTCTCCCTAAAGGGAGAGGGGGAAGAGGGGGAAGAGGGGAAAAGGGGGCGGAGTTCATGGTATGGCCGGAGTATTTGCGGGGGAAGCCACAGTGGCGGATGGTGGACCTGGAGAGCTACATCGAGGAGGGATTCAACATCAACACGCTGATCTACAGCGCGGTGATGTACAAAGCCAGGCAGGAAATCCTGGCGCCGCTGCGGGCATACGACAACAAGAATAACAAGCGGATCCCGCTGGGGGAGGAGCACCCGCTGGCCAGGCTGATCAAGCGGCCGAACCCGAGCCAGAGCTGGCGGGAATTCCAGATGAGCCAGGTAATCTCGCTAAATATCACGGGCGACCGGTTCACGTGGTTCAAACGGAAGAACTCGGAGATGGGAGTGCCGAGCGAGATGTACCCGCTGAACCCGCTGCGGACATACATCGTTCCAGGAGAGAAGGGGAAGATCAAGGGCTATTGGTACGCGCCAGAGGGGAAGGGGATCGCGGACGGGTATCCACTGCTGGCGGAGGACGTGAGCCACGTGAAATTCCCGAACCCGGGCGACCCACTGGACGGGGACGGATACGGGATGAGCCCGATCTCGCCGCTGGCCAGGTCGGGGGACGTGGATAACATGGTGACGCACTTTTTGCAGATATTCTTCCAGAGCGGGGTGATCCCAGCGGGGGTGCTGGAATTCCCGAACCCGATCGACGAGACGACGGCGGGGACGTCGAGGGAGCGATGGCGGGAGATCCACGGGGGATACGAGAACTGGGCGTCGGAGATCGCGATCCTGGACGCGGGGGGGAAGTATCAGCGAGTGGGGATGACATTCGAGGAGATGGGGTTCGAGGGGCTGGACGAACGGAACGAGAGCCGAGTGCTGGGGCCGTTCGGGGTGCCGCCGATCTTGATCGGATCAAGGCTGGGATTGATGCGGTCGACGTACGCGAATTACAAGGAAGCGAGAGAAGCATGCTGGGAGGACACGATCCTGCCGGAGATGCTGCTGGCGGAGGACGACGAGCAATTTTATCTAAGGTCGGACGATGGGGGGTACGTGGCGCGGGACTTGATGAAGGTGCCGGCGCTGAGGAAGGACGCGCAGGCGATGGTGCAGGCCTGGCGGGGGCTGGTGGAGTACGGGGTGCCGAAGGAGCAGGCAGCGGCGATCGTGGGGCTGGAGATCGGAGAGCTGCCGGACGGGGAAGTGAGCTATATGCCGCTGAATATGGGGGAGATCGGGGAGGGGTTGGTGACGGTCGACGGGAAGTCGGTCGACGGGAAGTCGGTCGACGGGAAAGACGTTGAAAAGTTGGAACGTGCGGTGAAGAACGCCCCGAGGAACGTTGAAACGTTGGGGAGAGGGAGAGGAAGGGGGTTGATAGCGATGGTGAAGTGCGGGTATTGCGGGCTGTTTTATGCGGAGGATCAGAAGTTCGAGTGCCCGAGGTGCGGGGGTTTGAGGGAATCGAAGGGGAAGGAGATAGCGGGGGTGATGAAATGCGAAACTTGTGGAGGGCATTATCCGAAAGGCAAATTCAGCGAGTGCCCGAATTGCGGGGCAGAGCGGAGGGTGAGGGCGCTTGTGGAAATCAAAGAGGAGCTGAAGAGGGCGAACGATTTGTTAGAGGGGACGATGGATAAAGATGGCGCGGGTCCGGGAAGTACAGCGGCGACACACCCTACGAGGAATGGGAGAAAAAAGGGTGGATAAAGAAGATGCGCGGGAGAATCTGGTGAATGTGATGCGGCGGGCGGCGCTGGAGGCGGCGGAGGAGGTGGAGGGGATGTTTGGCCTGACCGGGCGGATGCTGCCGACAAAGAACGTCGGATCCGCCCCTACGGGAGAGGGGGAACGGAAGGCGCTGTGGAAGGCGTTCGACCGGACGGCGAGGCGGTGGGAGAAGCGGTTCAAGGAGGGGGCGAAGGAGGCGCTGGAGCATGACCGGCGGGAGATCCTGGCGCTGACGACGGAGGAGAAGGGGCAGGCGCTGCGGGAGAAGCGGTCGATCGACTGGAAGAAGGTGTTGAAGTCGGTGCAGGAGTATCTGGAGGAGGCGGGAGAGGAGTTCTGGCGGGAGACGTTTGCACCACTGATCGAGGGGATCGTGACGGACCAGGGGGAGCGGTGGGCGACACGGCTGGGCGTGGAATTCGACGTGGAGAATTTGAGGGCGCGGGATTGGTTCAACGAGTTCGAGCTGAGGTTCGCGCAGCCGATCAACGAGACGACGGAGAGGGAGATCGCGCAGGTATTGAACCGGGCGCAGGCAGAGGGGAGCAGCGTGCCGGAGGTGCAACGGCAACTGGAGGCGATGTTCGAACGGGAGATCGAGGGGCGGCTGCCAGAGGACCCGGAATTCGAGTGGTTCACAGAACGGACGCCGCCATTCAGGACGGAGACAATCGCTCGGACGGAGACGATCCGGAGCAGCAACGCGGGGACGGACGGTTTATTCAAGGACTGGGGAGTGAAGAAGAAGGAGTGGCTGAGCACGAAGGACGACCGGACGAGGACATACGAGAAGGGGGACGAATTCGATCACCTGGAGGCGGACGGGCAGGTGGTGGGGATCGACGAGCCATTCGTGGTGGGAGGGGAGGAGCTGATGTACCCGGGGGATCCGGCAGGGAGCGAGGGGAACGTGATCAATTGCAGGTGCACGGAGCTGCCGGTGGTGGAAGAATAGGCAAAGGAATTATTTTGGAGGAATGATGAAGAATGTGATGGGGATTATCCAGTTCGAGAGGGAATTGAACGAGGAAGAGCTGGCGGAGCTGAGGAGGCGATGGGCGGAGCTGGTGGGGGCGCTGCCGGTGCGGGAGGCGAGCCTGACGCCGTGTAATTATCAGGTGGTGACGAGGCCGAAGAGAGTTGGGCCGGAGGAAATTAAGTAATAACCCTCACCCCAGCCCTCTCCCTACAGGGAGAGGGGGAGGGAGAGCAGGAGGAAGAGATGGAGACGAAGGTTTTCAGGTCGTTCATAACGAAGGCAAGCGATGAGGGGATCGTGGAGGCGATCGTGGCGGTGTTCGGGAACGTGGACGAGGGGGGCGACGTGATCCACCCGGGGTCGTGCGTGAAGACGATCTCGGAGAGGCTGGGGAAGATGAAGGTGCTGGATATGCACCGGACGGACAGCCTGCTGCGGGCGATCGGGAAGCCGATGGCGATGCGGGAGATGGGACGGGCGGAGCTGCCGGCGGAGATGCTGACGCTATATCCGGAGGCGACGGGGGGATTGTGGACGAAGACGCAGTTCCTGATCGACACGCCAGAGGGGGAGGGGGCGTTCAAGCGGATCAAGGCAGGAGTGGTGGACGAGTGGTCGATCGGGTACGACGCGCTGGACAAGGACATGTCGAAGGTGACGAGGAACGGGAAGGAAACCACGGTCCGGAACCTGAGGACGCTGAAGCTGTACGAGTACAGCCCGGTGCTGTGGGGGATGAACGAGGCGACAGGGACATTGTCGGCGAAGACCGGGCGGACCCTCACCCCGACCCCGACCCTCACCCCGACCCTCTCCCTGGAAGGGAGAGGGGGGAAGAGAGATGAGGGGCCGGAGGAGGGGAAGCCGTATGGGGCGGTGCACGAGGGGGAGGTGTGGCGGGTATACAAGCTGGACGAGGACGGGGAGCCGACGGGGGAGGCGCTGGGGGAACACGAGACGGAGGAGGAGGCGCTGGCGCAGGCGAGGGCGCTGTATGCAAATGAGGACAAATCGACCAATCTTTCAGAGATGGTCGATTCGATACGAACGGCATTTAGCAGCCAGTTCAACGGCCCGAATGGTCCCTGGAACTATTGGACGAGCGCAGTCTACGATGATCACATCATCGCATCTTACGAATCCGATGGAGGCATGGAGTATTTCAGCATCCCTTACAGCCGGAATGAGGAAGGCGAGATCACTTTTGCCGAGCGGGCGGAATGGGTGGAGGGCGTTTTTGAATTCGTTGCGGGGGGAAAGACCCTCACCCGGGGGAAGGCGGGGAAGGAGATGACGGAGCACGGGCCGGTGCAGAGGCTGGGGCACGTGCTGCAGGGGACGATCCACCGGGCATTTACGACGCTGTGCGACGACTGGTACGTGCGGGGGCTGCTCTCGACCGAGGAGCGGATCCAGCTCAGCGGGCTGATCGGGGATGCGCTGGACGTGCTGGAGGCGGGGATCCCCGAAGAGGTATCGAAACGCGAACCTTATGCGAATTATGGGGGAATGCCGTACATGATGATGAGCATCGAGGGACCATCCGAAAGGAAGGCGGGGCGAGTCCTGGCGGCGCCCGAGCAGTGGGAAGAGTTGAAAGCGGGGCGAGTCCTGGCGGCGCCCGAGCAGTGGGAAGAGTTGAAAGCCGGGCGAGTCCTGGCGGCGAGGAATGCGAAGCGGATCATGGAGGCGATGAACCTGCTGCACGAGGCGATGGCAGATGCAGGGCTGATGGATCCGATGGAGGGGGAGGACGAGGATGATGAGGGAAAGTTAAGAGATCGTGGATTGCAGGTCCTGGCGGAGCATCCTGGGATGACCGCGGAGGAGCTGTTGATGAAGCTCGCACCTGAGAAGGCCGCGAGCAGAAAGCCGGACGAGAAAGGGGCCGGGCCGGACGGCGATGCTGCGCATCGCTTAACACCCACCTCCGATGAAGAGGACGCAAGCGTTGCGTCCCTACTCAGGCTGATTGAAATCGAGCAAGCACAAATCAAGCTATTGGAGGTTTGAGATGGAGACGAGTTTGGAATTTCTGGCCGAAGCCAACGCTCTTTACGAGCAGGCGAAGGTTATCATCGCCAATCCGGAGGCGAGCGCCGAGGATAAGGCGAAAGTGAAGCCGATGCTGGAAGACGCAAGGGC